ACACCAGATTCAATTGTTGGATTTGCTTCACCTTTAGGATGGTGCAATGCTAAAACACGAGGTGGGGATTGTACCTCACCAGTTTTAGACCTAAACGGTGGAATTGTTGGTTTTTGGACACATGGAAATGGAGTAGATTTTGGAAGATTTGAACCAATCACTCAGGAATTTATAGACCGAGCAAAAGGTCTACATACATGCCCAACGCATGTAGGACTGGATTTTCAGTCCCACCCCCTCTACCAATAGATTTAATAGAGAGGCCTTTCTATGAAAGGTATCCTTCTCTATTTTTGGAGAAGGATGGGGTGCCTGTGTTTCAAAATGATGTGTATATAAGTGAAGTACATGATGAATTTTTGTCAGAAGAGTACTTTCCAATAGTTATGGGGATGAATAGATTTCCGCGTTATGTTAATAAGCGAGAAATGGACCCTCATGTGAAATGTTTTATGGATAAGAATGCGATAGAAGAATCTCCAGAATGGGGATTACCGCAACCAAATGAACGAGCTACGTACATGCAATTGGGAAGATATGCAAAAGACATATTACCAATGACAACAAAACAAGTAAAAGCAATGAATGCAGCCTGGGATATGACAGAACAACATTTTGGTCCGTATATGATGGATTCAAAAGTGATATCAACAAAAGATGCCATACTCAAATTAGATATGAGTACATCTTCAGGTGCGCCTTTTAACTTAAAATTTCCAACCAAAAGAGAATTATTTTTGGAACAAAAAGAAGTAAATATGGAAGAATGGTTAGAAGAAGATTGGCAGCTGTTAGCAGAGGACCCGGAATGGAGTGGACTAGCAACAAGCGCTTTAAAAGAAGAAGTAAGACCAATTGCAAAAATAAAAGCTAATTCAATAAGAACGTTTATGGCTTTTGCAGCGGATGTAACTGTTCATGGTTGTCGCTTGTTTAGTGATATGAATGAACGAATGAATGGCGCTCACCTACAATGTGCATCAGGAGTAGGAATGAGTCCATATGGAGGAAATTGGAATGTTTTATATGAAAAATTAAACATCTTTCCAAATGGATATGCTTTAGACGAATCCCAATACGATTCATCATTGCGAAGTTTTTTAATGTGGGGATGTGCTAGATTTCGATGGAGAATGTTACGAGTAGAAGACCGAACAACAGAAAATTTAGCACGTATACAAACGTATTATCGCAATTTAGTGAACACACTAGTAATTACAGCAACAGGAGTAATAATGATGAAACAAGGTGGAAACCCATCAGGATCAGTAAATACAATTAATGACAATACATTAATATTGTATACCTTGTTAGCATATGCATG